GCTGTACCATCGCAATCTATCCAATTATATATAAAAGATGATGTTCCTTGATTATAAATAGATGTACTATAACAGCCTCCATATGGTGTTGAAGAATAGGCTGTACCACAATTATCAAGAACAGATGCAGTAGTTAAAGAGGCTGTTATAATAGTTCCAGGTTTAGCACATAAAATTGTACTACCACTAACACCAATATATCCACTATTATAAGAATTATCACAACCTTGATAACTATAAGAAGCTGAAACTGAATCTGAATTATATAGATTATAACTTAAACAATCAACTCTATAACAGTTTTCACATTTTGATTGAGAAACAATATTATTAAAATTAACTGGAGTATCTATTCCATATGAGTATTCTGCTTCGATTAATTTAGTTGATAGTACTGCATTTGTAGCATTATTTATTATAGCGCCTGGATTATAGGTAGAAAATACTGGAGTAGGTATCATCCTTCCACATTGTCCTATGTTTGAAAAGTAGCTCTCAAATCCAGGTGTAACAGTAAAACTGCCAATTTTAGCACAGACAGAAACTTGCTGATATACTAATGGTAGTGTTGCTATACTCAAAGTATATGGCATATTATCGCATCCCGTATATGATATAGTTAAAGTTCCAGTAACGCTTCCAGAATATGTAAAACAAGGCACTGTATTAGCTCCTGACATAGAAGAGCTTTCTTCTTGACTAAAATTATTATAAGATGCGGTTATTTCAGATCCACCAAACTCGCCAGTATATTTTTCCCAAGCATAATTATTTATTACAGGAATTGGTCCATATACATTATTTTGATTTATTAAATTTGTTTGTAAAGAACCACTAGGATTAGATCCAGGTATTAAAGTATACTGAGAATATGAATTATTTGTAGTTGAAAATTTAATTTCATCAGGATCTGTTCCAGAAATAGTAATAGTTTCTATAGACTCAGAATAATTCATGCTAATATCTATAGCTGGCTCATGTCTTTCATACTTATTTCTTTCAAGCATGTGAGACTTTACTATAAGACCTTCTGATAAATTTGCTCTTGCCGGCACAAAATCTTGCACCATTTTAAATAGTGAATTATTATAGTATTTTAGAAGTCTTATGTACTCGTAAATATTATGATAGTAATTATATCCTGAAAAGAAACTACTTCTATATTGATCTAATGCAGGATAAGATCCCGAATATTGATATGTTGGATTTCCTATATACTGATCTATACTAAAATATCCAAGAGAAGATGTTATTTTAGAATTTATTTCATCTGCTGGAGAGAATCCAACCTCAATATTCTTTGAATTTAATCTATGATTATTATTATAATACTGTATTGTAGTATCTGGACTTAATACAGATGCACTTATTTCTAAAACTGAAGTAGATCCAGTAATTTTATTATTGTATATCTCATCTATTCCATCAACAGAAGATCTATTATATCCTCCAAATTCATTTACAGTTAATATTGATTTTGGTATACCGAATATGTTTATTAGTGCATCAATACTATTTCTAGTTCCTTTTGTTTTATAAAGATATGGTATGTTGTGGTATATTCTTTTATAGATTTCTTTTTGTGTATCATTTGCAGATAGCGTAGTTAAACTTGAAGTAACATATAATGATATATTCTCTGAACCTGTTGGAGGTAAAAGAGAACCATCTTCATTTATACCAAAAAGGCTATAATATAAATTATCTGATATATTTGTATTCGTGTATAATGTACTACCAAGTCCCATTAATGCATCGGCAACTATATCTGGAGATATTCCTGTATTTGGATTATTTGTTGCATCAAATCTATTAGTAACATCTTTATAGTATATCCAGATATTATCAAATTGCTGACCTATCATATTTACAAAAGAAAGATAGGGTGCATTTGTAGAATCATCTAAAATATATTGAGGTATTGTATTAGTTAGCAAATCTTTATTAGTAGCATCATAATAAGAAGCTGAAAATAGTATAGAATGCGTAGTTGCAGTAGGTACAATTGATGTTGATCCAAGCCAATTAATTGCTTGAGAAGAAGTTACAGAGTATAGTGAATAAGGTTGTGTAGAATTTGATTTTGGCCAAGCATATGAACTTGAAGCATAGTACAAATAATACTCATAGGTATCATAATTAGTAATAATATCATCTATATAATTTTGTAAAATAATAATTGATGATGAAACTGCTGGATTACTTATGCCTCCAGATATTGCTAATTGAGAATTAATTTGAGAATTGTACGTCTCTATTTTTCCTACTTTTGTGGCAAAATTTTCTATTCTTGAAGTTGCACTTGAAAAATGTATAAAATTTGAGAAGTTTGAATAATCAACATTTATATTTACTGCTCTGTCTTGATAATAGCTCATTATCTTCTGAAATGAACTAGATATCGGAGTATTAAATAAATTTGTGTAGGAGTAGTATGGAGTTGATTGTCCAACTTGTTGATTTATATGTACATTGTAATTAGGACCTCTAAGTACATTTTGTTCAACTACGCTTGATGCTTCTATTTGAATATCTACATTATATGCTACAGATTCAGCTATCTTTTCAACTATCCAGAGCTGATCCTTGACATCATAATCACTAGGTAGTGGTTCATATAGCTTAATCAATAGATATACTCCATCTGCGTCTTCTGTATATGCAACATTTACTGCAATAATATGTTGATTATTACCAAAATTTAGATAAAAATCATTGAAATAATTCAAACTTGCAACATAAGCTTGATACTGATTGAATCCATTTAAAATATCAGTATTACTTATATTTTGAGATGAAAGTTTTATCTCAGTTCTACTTGTTGAAATTTCTTTTATCCAATAAAAATTACCATAAGAAGAATTAAATAAATTTCTTAAAAAATTATATTGAATATTTAAATTACCTCTAGTATAACCTCTAGAAGAAAGATCTTTTTGTGGATCAAGTGTTAAAGAGCGAAATAAACCAGTTGTAGGATTAATTCCTGGACTTGGTATATATTCAGTTGCATTATATACTTTATCAAGTAAGTTGCCATTTGCATCACTTATAAAAAATTCTATATTATCATTAGGATCACCGAATTGAGTGTATATAAAACTATTTGTTATCAGAGCATCGTCTTTTGAACTGTACATCTGAATCTCCGCTCCTTGACCCGTATATGCTATATTTACTATCTCTGCCATTATGTTAATTGTGAGATGTTAAGATAAGTTGAACTAAGTTCGACTAATTGTTCTCTAAGTGAATTAATTTCTTCTATTAAAGCTTGTTTTTCTTGATCTATGCCTTGACCTCCAACATATTGCTGACTTTTTTGAATCAAATATGTGTGTGAATTTGTAGAACCTGTAACTGGTATATCAAAAAAAAGTTGATCGTAATATGTAAAAAAGTCAGAAACAGTAACTATAGGTTCTGGTATAATAACAGCTGGAGAAACTAATTCTGTAAAATTTGTATCTATTACTTTTTTATAAGTATTTATACCTCTAACTTCTTTTATAAAAGTTATATCTTCCATTTTATCTTACTATTTTGAATATATTGTTATTATCGATATCAATACTTTCTCCTGTTGGTAATTGAGTTTTTACTAATATTTTATAATATCTTTCTGGCTCTAATCCACTCATGTACACTGGAAAATATGATCCATTAGAATCACAACTTACTTTTGTATATGTTGTGTTAAAATCTATTATCATTTCTTCAGTCTTTACATCTTGTATAGCCCAATAAGAACTACTTGGTAATGCTTTATTGACAGTATATATAGAAGATGTAGTAAATGTTCTAGTTGGATATTTATCTCTTGCACTTATTCTGAATACATATTTAGCTGTATCATTTTTAAAAGTTCCAGGATTATTTCCTATAGTCAATGTTGTATTATTATTAGATACTACAGAAAGACTGCCTGTATTATATAAACTATCATTCCACTTAAATTCTAAAGTAGGAGGGTATATAGTATGAGTATCTATACTAAAATAACTTAATCCGATATAACTACCAGTATTATTCTCTATAGTTGTTGGAAGTTTAACTAAAAATCCATAATTATTTTGTCCATTTACTAACCAATTTTGAGATATAGCTGTTACATCTACATTTAAGTCTTTATTATCTTTATATCCAAAAGATTGAGTAGCATATGTTGATGTCCAATTACCACCTCCTATAGTATTAAAATACGATGGATTAACCCAAGAAACTCCTTCCTGAGATCCAGACCAAGAAGCTCCATTTGTTGCTATAGGATCATCTAAATATTTTCCAGTTCCCATTTGCCAAGATTGAGAAACTTGTCTTATTTCAATATTAAATGTGCTATTTAAATTTTCCGCATCTGCTAAATATAAACGTAAATTTGTAGACCATGATCCACTCACTAAAGAATATGCTCTTGATAGATCTGAATCACTAAATTGTATTATTGATCTGCGAATATCATCTACTGAATTAGAACTTAAAACAATAGATGACAATGAACTATTTTTACATGCTACTTCTAAAATCTCATCAAGACCCGTATTTTGTGTAGAATGCGCCGAATATAGCGTTGCATCTGTTGAACCGAATATCTTATATACTGCCATAATATGTTTATAATAAGTATGTTATAGTGGAACAACTCGCCCTTGTATATCAGTATTTGGATATTTTACTTCAAATATACTTGGATCTAAAGATGGATAGATTACTTTATTATTAGTAGCTCCAATTATATCATAACTATATTTTGAATATCCATTTACTACTCCAGATTTATTTACAATTTCAATATTTTTTACAGTTTGAACACCTTCTATAGAATCTATTGCTGTATATAAATTTGAAAGTATAATAGGCTGATTTATTTGCCAATTATCAATAAGAAAGAAATTTTGAACTGCTAACAATGTTCTTGCTAATACGTCTTGAGGATTATAATTTGGTCTAAGCACTATATCGTAATTAACTCCAATATTTATAATATATGCTGGTTTAATTTTAATAGAATCAGTCAGCATTCTATAATTCTGAAGATACGTTATAAGATTATTTATTAAATTTTGTGAAGGAATCGCAAGATTTCCATTAAAGTCTAATCCAAGAACATAAAGGCTCATTAATATAGGATCTCTTTCAGTTGGATCACTTGAATTATAATTTGAAAATGTAACATCATCTTTAGTAACATATGCTTTTGATACCTTTCCAAATTGCCCAGGCATACTAAGAGTTCTAGCTAAATAATCTTGTTGAGTTACAGCTCTATATTGTGTTTGAAATTCAGCCATTGAATTCATTCTTAATTCTTCAGTTGAATCACCATCACCTCCGCCAGCAGCTGGATTTTGATTATTTGTTACTATTGTGTTTTGGTAGGATGTATTAACTCCTGTTACTGTAAAAGATATCGGTTGAGTTAATTGATTAGCAAGAACGTTATCCTGAGCGCCTCCAGCAACTAAATAAGATACAGTAATTGTAGTATTTTTTGGAGCTAATCCATATGTTTGTGTAGTAACAAAGTTTGTAGGATCATAAGCAGTTCCAATTTGACTTAATCCGCCACCAGTAAGACCCACACTAACTGAGTTTGGATCTGGAATGTATACTGAATCTGCATTTGGATTTATGCCTCCTCCAAATTCTATACTGAGTGTATTATTTGATAAGAATCTAGATGTAAATCTTCTAGGTACAGTCACCTTTTGCATAATATACGGAACTTGATTCTTATCGCTTGACGAATTAAAAGAACCGCTTAGTATAAAATCTTGCGCTAAATATGGAACTTCATACCAATTATTTCCTGATGAATCTACTGCAGAAACTATTGATACAATATTAGAGTCACTTATATTAACTGTACTAAATCTTTCAGCTGCTCCAAAAGTAAATTGTATTGTTTTAAGTTGACCAGATATAGCTTGAGTTGTTTTTTGAAGTAAATAAGATAGTGGATTACCCGATCCATCAATTGTATAAACAGTTACATTTGTTGGATCCATAGAAGAAGACGTTGTAAAATCTACTCTTTCTGGAATATAAAAAGAAACATTTGCATTTATATTTGATCTTACTTGCATTCCTGGTTGTATAGTTAAAGCGTAGCCCCAGTCTGGTACCTTTGCACCACTAATAGTTTTAGCTGGTATTTGTTGATATACATCTAAATTTACTAATGCTGCAGATATAACTTTTGGTCTATATCCCAACATATAAGATAGCGTATATAGATTATTATTCTGTTTTGCATATTGAACAAATGTTTCTTGTATTTGATTATCAAGATAAAAAGATAAAACATCTCCAACATAAGAGGCCATTTCAATAAACATACTTCCTGGAGAAGCTTGACTGAAATCTGTATAATTTGTAGGAAAATACGATTTTGCATATTCAATAAGATCTCCCTTAAATGAATCAAAATTTTTATTTATATACTTAATATCTTTGGTTTGATTAGCCATTTTATGTATTTTGTATCTTTAAGACCAAGCTATCACTAGACTTTATATTCTTTAGAGAGTAGGTCACTGTTATTGAAATTGAATTATCATCAGGATTACCAATGATATTTAAAGAATTTATTAAAATATTTGGAAAATATGCTTCTATTTGATTTGATATTGTTTGTTTTAGACTGTCTAAGTCATCTTGAGTTATCTGTTCAAATAATCTAGATCTAAGTCCTGCACCAAAATTAGGATTAAAAGGTCTTTCTCTTCTATCAGTAAGCATAAAATTAATTATATTATACTTAGTTTGTTCTAGAGTAGTATATACAGATGTAAAAACATTAGAAGCTTGAAATGGAATTGCTACTCCAAGAGCCATTGAAGGTTTTAAATCTGCTATAGGTATTTGTTTTAATCCGTACGCCATATTACTTTATATCTCCTTTTTCTAATAGTCTATCCATTAATGCACTAAAATCGGGCACAACATTAACCTGTACAGCTTCAATATTTCCAGATCCTCTTGCAGTAGCTAGCATATCATCTACACTGCCAACTCTATCTTCTTTTGGCTGAAATACCATTCCTGGATGTTGTTCTTCAGTATTAAATCCATATCCAGCTGCATCATCGCTTGTCATACTTAACATTGTTTCCTGTAATAGACTATTTAAAGCTTTATTATTTGCATATGCAGGTAGATTTTGTTTAGTTTGGTTTATTGATTTTTTTGATTCATTTAGTGTAAGAGGTACTCCATACATGTCTTTTGTACTCTCTTTAAGTGTACTTTTAGATTCTGGTATAGACTTTATTTCCTTTAGTATTTTTGGCATTTCCTCACGAAGGGCCTTTTGAACCTCTTCACGAATCATTTTCCTAAATATTTGTGACTTTGTCATATTCTATAAATATTATTTTTTTACGTTTTGCAAATCAGAACTTAATTTTTCTTTGCTTTGATTCATTATTTTTCTTACTTTTTTCTTCATTTTCTTTCCTCCTTTTTGTTTATTAAAGAAAGAGTTTATTCCTAGATTATTAGAATTATCATCTTCATTATCTGGGGCATCAATTTCAGCTGCTGGATCATCATTTGGAATATCATCCATCGTTATAGTATTATCTTGCAATGCATTTATTGATTCATTTACTATATTTACTTCTTGAGCAGTTAATGCAGATTTTGTAGATTTAATTAAACCTTTTTGTGCCAATAATAATTTAACTTCATTTATAATAATACTATCGTCTGATGCAAAAGTATAACTAGTTTTAACTACTTCAATATTTGCACTATTTAAAGCTATACCATATCGTCTTGGTATTGTTTGCTTTAAAACTTCTTTATCAGTAACTTCTTCTATTAGTATCTGTATTGTATATTCATAATACGTATTTTTTGTATTAGATTTTTTAGCTTGGTAATTCTGAACAAAATCTTTTATTTCTTTATTTGATTGTTTTATTCCATCAAGATTATTTGTAAGATTATTTAGTACTTGAGTAATTACTGGATTTTCACCTTGGCCTCTAGTACATGATTTTAGGTTAACTATAATTTGATCTAAATTTTCAGTTATTTGATCTATAGCTGCTGTAATACCTTGTAATAAACCTATTATAATCGATAAAAATAGATTAATTTCATTTAGCAAATTTATAGTATCTTTACAATATTCATCAAGTTTATTTGTAGTTTTAGCAAATGTTGTAGTAATACCAGTAGTAGTATACATATTCGGCATTGGTAGTATTTGAAGAAAATTGATAATTACTTTAAATACTTTTACTAATATTAAACATACTTTTATAATTTGTTGAATACTTTTTATAAATTTTACTATAGTACTAAGAATATGATCTATTTGTTTTGTTGTATTTTCTATTTTTGCTACAGTTTTTGTAATAGAAGTAACATTTATATTATTAACTCCGAGTTTATCAATTGCTTGAAATATTTTGGGATTTAATACACCAGCTGCTAATTTTGATAAACTTGCTGGTGAACTTAGACCTTGTATTAAAACGCAAGTTTGTCTTACTAAAGTTATAGTTTTAAGTAATTTATTAATTGTAGTTTTATCATTATTAGACAATACACCAATACTAGAAAACTTTTTTGTAATATCAGTAATAAAATTATTAAAATGATCTGTTTGTGGAAATGCTTTTCTTATTTCAGGAGATCCAAGATAATCTGAACTACTTAATTTTATAAGATTTGGACTTATTTCAGAAAGTAAATTTATTATACTAGTACTTGGATTACTAGTTGCTGCATAAGCTGCTTCAAATAAATCTATATTAACTTGTATATCATATGCAATTTTTTGAATTTTCCATTTTGGATCATTTGGATGAGGATTTTCATTTGGATTAAAAGTTGAACCATTTAATTTTTTAGAAAGATTTGTTAATGTATTAATAATAGAACATAAATCTAATGATGCTAATAAAGCAGTTAGATAAACTAATCCATAATCAAGTACATTTGATGGTTTAGATCCTTTTTTTGTTGTACTTTTACCAAAAAATATTTCAGGAAATGCTTTAAAATAATCTTTTATTGATTTTTTTATTTTCTTTACAATTGCAGGTAATCCAGTAGCTGCACTATCTCCTATAGTATTATCTATTGCTGTAGATGTTATACTATATTGATTAAATGCTTGTCTTATCTTTTCAATCTGATCTGATAAGTTTGCTAAAGTTTTTTCTTGGCTCATTAGGTTGTATATGTTGTATCAGATAGTATATTATCTAATCTATTTTTAAAATTACTAGTAGCTGTAACAAGATTATCTCCAACTTCACTTAACATAGCAAATGACATTGCAATTGCTGGTTTTGTAGTACCATCTACTTTTTCAAGAACATTTGCTAATAAAGCAAGTCCTTCATTTAATTCAGATAATATAGATACTAGTGTATTTCCTAAAACTGCTTGTTCTCCAAGTTCTTCTGCTTTATGTCCTAATTCTATCTTTGGAGAATCAATAAGAACTTTTTCTTTAGAATCAAAATTTATAGTTCCTGGCGATGATAATCCTATTGTAGTTTTACCAAATAAAAATATTCCATCTTTTTTAGAATGGAATAGAAGTCTATCAGATGTTACAATAACTTGATTACCTATATATGGAAATTGAGGTTTTGTCATGTTCCGAATGTACGTTTATCTTGCTCTGATGGAGATGTATAATCATGAGAAATTGGTTTTTCAAATATAGAAGTAACATTTGATAATTCTGTAGATGTAATAGAAGTTCCATAAGAATTCATAGGAAAATTATTTAAATCATCTAATATTATTTTCTGTCCAGAAGTCATATATATTGAAGCTGCATCTGTGTTTATATCTTCAACAGTACTAGAAAATTTATCTTGAGGATTAGTTACTGCGCCTTGACCATTTCTTATTATAGTTATTGGTGATCCATTATCTCCTTTATCAGACCACGAATTATAACCTTTAAACTTAGTCACAGTAGATCCAAATCTTATTGATTGACCAAATCTACCTTCTATAATACTATCGCCTTCAAAATTAGTTAATGATCTTATTTTTTCTGATTCTGTAAATGTATATCCTTTTGGAAATTCAGGAGCTGTATTTGCACTGCCTTGATATTGAGGTTTAGTTGCATAATCAGAATAAAACTGACTCATCTCAGCTATATTTGGCATTACATTATGATTTACGGCATTCCATAATGCAAAAGCTGGCATATAAAATAACTTTTGGCTATTCTTATTATCATTTAGAGCATCAGATGGGCCGTGAAATATAGCAACTATTTCATTTATTAATGGAAATTGCTTAATAAAACTAAATATTGGATAAGCAAAATCATTTTCATTATTATTTTTTGTGCTTGTTATAGAAGAATATAATCTTTCAAATCTTATTTTTCCTATATCTGCTGATGTTTTATAATCTGGATTAGGTGTTTTTGAATTATCTAGGTATGGATTTAGAACAATATATTTAACTCTCCCTATATAGAAAGGAGTAGAATTATTAGCTACATTGCTAGATACTAATGATTGTCCTAAACTATTTGACACTTTCTTTTTCTTTTGGTGCTTTTACTATGCTAATTTCCTGAAACAATTGTTCTACATCTTTTTCTGTTAATATACCAAGATCATCTGAATCATCTTTCTT